AGCACAAAATCTATCTGAACTATCTCATAGAGATAAAGTACAGTATAGAGTTGCAGCGACTCCCGAATCAGTACAAAAAAAACTTGATTATTTAAATAAGGAGATTTAAATGGCACTTTATGGTAACAATAATGGTGATACAGTAGAACCAACGCCAAAGAAGACTAAACAAGGTGCTGGTAAACATACTAAGCATGCAGCAACCTCTCGCAACTTTAAACGTAAGAAGTATAGAGGACAAGGTAGATAATATAGAAATAAAGACTTCCTTTGGGAGGTCTTTTTTTATGCTTATAATTAGTAGTAATAATCATCACAAGAATAACATGGAAAAGAAAATGCTTAGAGAGATTGCTAATGATAAGCTTACTCCAAAAAAGAATGATTTTGAAAATAATGGAGAGTTATTTGAGAATCAGGAAGAAATAATCGATGAATGGAAGATTGATGGACCAGTACCTTTAGCTGAATACTAATTACTACTATAAATAAACCCAGAATATATAATCTATAGTTATAGGTACAAATGCCTTTACAAAGTGTAAGTCAAGGTTTTAGAGACATTAGTATGACGTTTGCTAAGCATCCTCTAACTAATGATTTAATCGCATTAAAAAATACCAATGCAATACAGAGATCTTTAAAAAATATTGTCTTTACTTATCCTGGTGAAAAATTTTTTGACCCTGAATTTGGATCTAAAGTATCAAGAATGCTTTTTGAGATTATAACACCACTTACTGCAAATAGAATTAAACGTGAAATAGAATATTCTATCGATAGATATGAACCAAGAGTATCATTAACTAAGGTAAAAGTGATTCCTAATTATGATAATAATGAATTTAATGTACTTATTGCATATGATATAATTGGAATTAATGTACCCGCGCAGCAATTAGATTTCGTGTTGCAATCAACGTCTCAATAAATGGCACTAATAAATTTCGCAAATCTGGATTTTGACCAGATAAAAACCACATTAGAGAATTATCTTAAAGATAACTCTACTTTTACCGATTATGACTTTGAAGGGTCTAATTTATCGACTATTCTTGATGTTTTAGCATATAATACTTACATCACTTCATATAATGCCAATATGGTAGCAAATGAAGTGTTTATTGATAGTGCTACATTACGAGAAAATGTAGTATCATTAGCGCGAAATATTGGTTATACACCAAAATCGCGGAAAGCTGCTCAAGCAACGGTTAGTTTTTTCATTAATACATCAGATATTATACCAAGCCCAGCAACAATTACATTAAAAGCAGGTCCAGTTGCAACATCTGCTGGCACTTTTGGTAATACATCCTTTGTTTTCTCAATTAAAGATGATATTACAGTACCTGTTGTTGATAATGAAGCAAATTTTGACTTAATTACACTTTATGAAGGAAGTCTTATTGAAGAATCTTACACTTATAACTCAAGAAATCCTAATCAAAGATTCTTAATCAATAATATTGGTTGTGATAGTGAATTAATTAATGTAACTGTAGGAATAAATGACTATACAGAGAAGCAAAAATATGCTTTTCAGAATAGTTTATTTTCTATTAATGAAAACTCTAGAGTTTTCTTCTTACAAGAAATTGAAGATGAAAGATATGAGGTTATTTTTGGTGATGGAGTATTTGGAAAGAACCTTTCTGAAGGTAATATAGTTGATATTAGTTATATTAAAACAAATGGAGATTCTGCAAACGGAATCTCACAATTTAGTTTTACTGGAAGACTAACTTATACGAGGAATAGTTCTGAGTATGTTGTAGAATCCGGCATATCGATGCTTTCAACAGATATAAGTGCATCTGGTGGAGAAACGATTGAAAGTGTTTCGTCTATTAAGAAGTATGCACCACGAATTTATGCTTCTCAAAATAGAGCAGTTAGTGCAAATGATTATGAAACATTAATTCCAGCAAGAATTTATGAAGAAACTGAATCAATCTCTGTATTTGGAGGTGAAGAACTGATTCCACCACAGTATGGGAAGGTTTTTATTAGTATTAAACCAAGAAGTGGTGAATTTTTACCTAATTTGATCAAAGAAAACATTAAGAGAGACCTTAAAAAGTATTCTGTTGCTGGAATTGTTCCAGAAATTCTTGATCTTAAGTATCTTTACCTTGAGGTATCTTCAAATGTTTACTATAATACAAACTTAGCACCTTCAGCGTCTAAGGTATCATCAATTATTCAAAATAATGTTACAAAATACGCCGAATCAAGTGAGTTAAATAAGTATGGTGCAAGATTTAAATATAGTAAATTCTTGAACACTATTGACAATAGTCATTCTTCTGTTATGTCAAATATCACAACAGTTGTAATGAGGAGAGATATCAGACCTGCTTTAAATGCAATTGCTGAATATCAAATTGGATTTGGTAATCAATTCCATATTAATAGTATGAGTGGTTACAATATAAAATCTTCAGCATTTAGAATTAATGGTATTCAAAGTGATGTTTATCTTTCTGACATTCCCAATACTAATCGGACATCAGGATCATTATTCTTATTTACTATTTCAAACCCATCATCAGCAGATGCAACTATAGTTAGAAAAAATGTTGGTACTATTGATTATATTAGTGGTGTTATGACAATTAATCCTATTAACATTATTTCATCAGCAAAAACAAAAGATGGACAATCTATCATTGAAGTTTCTGCTGCACCACATTCAAATGATGTGATTGGATTGCAAGATTTATATTTGCAATTGGATATTGGTAATAGTGTATTTAATATGGTAATTGATCAAATATCATCTGGATTGGACCCATCAGCATCAAATTATATTGTTTCTTCCAGTTACAGTAACGGATATCTAGTAAGATCATAAAATGACACAAAGCAGAGTTCCATTTAACATTATCGTCAAGAATCAGTTGCCACAATTTGTGGAAACTGAATTTCCTCTTATTGGTGATTTTTTAGAGATTTATTATCGTTCTCAAGAATTTCAAGGTGCTTCTATTGATTTAATACAAAATATTGATCAATATGTTAAGTTAGATAATAATTCTAATACTACAGAGTCTACTTTATTATTAGGTGATATTGAACAATGGGATACAACTATCAATGTTTCCAATACACTTGGATTTCCTGATGAATATGGACTTATTAAAATTGATGATGAAATTATAACGTATAAATCAAAAACAGATATTTCTTTTATTGGATGTACTCGCGGGTTTAGTGGAATTTCTGATGATGAAAATGGAGATCTAATATTTACAGAGACTTTAGGCAATTCGCATAGTGCAAATTCAACTGTAGAAAATTTAAATACTCTCTTTTTAAAAGAATTTTTAAATAAAACAAAATATCAACTTCTTCCTGGACTTGAAAATAGAACTCTTTATGCAGATTTAAATAAAAATCTTTTTATTAAACAATCTAAAGATTTTTATAGTTCAAGAGGAACAAATCAATCTTTTAAAATACTTTTTAGAGCTTTATATGGTGTAGATGTAGATGTAATTAAACCAAGTGAAAATCTTATTTCACCTTCTGAACCACTCTATAAGATTACTAATGATATGGTTGTTGAACCCATATCTGGTGATGTGCAATCAATCGAAGGATATACTTTACTTCAACATTCCTACGAAGGTTTAATCGATAAAGCATATTCTCCAATTACTAGTGTTGAAAAAATACTTGTTGGTGGAGCATCGACAGATTATTATAAATTGCGTTCTGATGCATCTTTTAGTTCAAATAGTAGCAGTTTTGGTGGAGCAGAATATGGATCATTCACTCCTCACCCCAAAACAAAATGTATAGGAAAATATGGTGCAGATGATGCAACTATTGATGTAGATTCTACAGTAGGATTTCCAAATTCTGGTGAATTGTATATTAATTATAGTGATAGATCTGCAGGGATTGTTTCCTATACATCATCCTCATATAATCAATTTTATGGATGTACAGGAATAAAACAGAGTATTTTAGATAATACTACTGTTGGCATTAATACATTTGCAACCGCTACTCTTGCTGATGATAAAGTAGTTAAGATGAGAATATCATCTGTTTTGAGTGATATTAAGTATGATCAACCAAATTATTCTTATGAAAAAGATGATACTATTGAAATAAAAACTTTAGGAATTACTACTGCCGACGCATCATCCAATTCTTGGATTTTTAATGCTGCAACTTCTTATGAAATATCGACAATATCTTTAATTAATATAGCTGCTTCTAGATATAGAGTTACTTTTGAAAATGATCATATTTTTAGAATTGGTGATACGTTTACACTTACTTCATCTACTGGAGATGAACTGTTTGGAAAAGTTTATAGTATAAACACATCAAAAAATATTACAATAGGTGATCAAGGAACATTTGATGAATCACTTAAATATACTATTAAGAAGGATATATTAAAAGCAAATTCAACCAATTTTCCTACTGCTAATGTAATATCGGCAAACGTAACTTCTGCATATAAAGATGGTAATGATACATTAGTAGCAGCATCATCTATTCCCTATTATAAAGATCAGCAATTAAATGTTAAAAAGAACCTGATTAAATTTGAAGGAACATTTAGTGGAGATACTTTTCAAGTTCTTCCAACAGGTGACCATGGTTTTTATACTGGAGATATTGTATACTATACTCCACAAACTGTCACACAAACAGTAGAAGATGCTGATGGTATTGAAACAGAAGAAACAATATCTTTAACTGGTATTTCTGATGAGGGAATTTACTTTGTAAAAAGATTATCAGATACAACATCATTAAAGTTAGCGAGAAGTAGATCAGAACTCTATAATGAAGATTATATAACAACAGAACCTATTACAATAACTGATAATACTATTGAATTTTATAAGTTTCGTGGTCAAGAATTAGAAAATCATAAGTTACTTAGAAAAATACAGGATCCAAGTGATGTAGGAGGATTAATTGAAACAGAACCTGGAGTTGCTTTGGGTATTTTGGTAAATGGAGTTGAAATTTTAAATTATAAATCAGCAGATAGTATATACTATGGAAGAATAGAAAATATTTCTGTTGATGGCGGCGGATCTGGATATAATGTAATAACTCCACCCGATTTTAATATTTCTGACCCAGCAGGTGTTGGTGCTACAGCAAATGTTGCTATAAGAGGAACATTTGAAGAAATTAGAGTTATTGATGGTGGATTTGATTATATAGAAAAACCTACAATTAAAATTAGTGGTGGAAATGGTATAGGCGCAAAAGCAGAGGTAAATCTTAAATTAGTTGATCATGAAGTTGATTTTAATTCAGATGAAAGTTTTGGATTAGTAGATCTTACTAATAATATTATTGCTTTTAGTACATATCACAAGTTTAGAGATTATGAACATGTAATCTATAAAACAAATAATCAAGATGTTATTGTTGGATTGACCACAGAGGCAGAATATTTTGTTGATGTTCAAGATACGACTAGTGTAAAACTTTATAAAACAAAAGATGAGGCTGTAGTAGGAATTAATACTATATCACTTACTGGTTATGGATCTGGTAGGCATGCATTTACTTCTGTATCTAAAAAATCAGTTGTTAGTTCAATTAATATTGTTAATGGCGGTTCTGGATATGAAAATAAAAAGACTACTGTTGTTGGATTATCTACTGCGCTTGATCAAATAACTGTAGAAAATCATGGATATAACTCTGGAGAATTGATAAATTATTCCACAGAAGGAACAGCAATTGGTGGATTAACTTCTGGAACAGATTATTATATAACAAAACTTGATAAGGATACATTCAAATTATCTCAAGTAGGATCAATTTCCGGAAGAGAAAGATATTATTATGATATAGAACAATATATTAGTTTAACAAGTACAATAATCGCTGGAGATATTCATTATTTTAATTATCAACCAATCTCAGTTAAACTTAATGGTAGAATTGGTATTTCTTCTATAGGATCTGAAACATTTGAAGCTTCAATACAACCAATTGTTACTGGAGAAATCGTATCTGTAAATTTGGTTGCTAAAGGTAGCGGATATGGTTCTGATGAAATATTAAACTTTAATAAAGAACCAGAAATTTCTATTGATAATGGTAATAGTCTTCAGATTACTCCAGTAGTTAAGGATGGAAAGATTCTTGAAGTTATAGTCGAAAATGGTGGATCAAATATCAAAGCACCACCATCTATTGAAATTGATGGTGGTAGTGGATTAACATTAACACCAGTTATTGAAAATGGACAGGTTACTAAAGTAAATGTTATTAATGGTGGTATAGGATTTGTTCAAGGAGAAACCGATACTACAATAACATATCCAGGATCTAAGGCTGTTTTTAGAATAGAACTACAAAAATGGAAAGTTAATTTAACCCAGAAAAATTATAGGTTTATTACTGATGACGATGGGTTTATTGATGATGGATTAAATACGGATTATGGATTGCAATATGTTCATTTATATTCACCAAGAAAACTTAGAGAAATTTTATATGCTTCGGATCAGTCTGGTAATAGTCTTTTTGATAGTCCTGATCTAATAAAAATTAATGGACAGGAGGAAGAATCTAAACAGCATTCTCCCATCATTGGATGGGCATATGATGGAAATCCAATTTATGGTCCTTATGGATATTCTAAGATTGATGGTGGCGTTATTACGCAAATGCTTTCTGGATATAAATTAAATATTTCTGTAGATAGACCTTCTATTAGTATTTTTGAGGAAGGATTTTTTGTAGAAGATTATGTACATATTCCATCTTCGAGTGCTGCTGTTCTTGATGAAAATAATGGAAGATTTTGTGTAACACCAGAATTTCCAAAAGGGACATATGCTTATTTTGCTACTATTAGTGATGCACTTGCTGATTCTAGTGGTGTATTTGTCAACTATAAGAGACCTGTATTTCCATATTTAATTGGAGATAAATTTCATTCAAAACCAAGTGATTTTAACTTTATAAAGAGTTCTAATCAAGATGATTATGATATTCAAGCGAGTAAGTGGTTAAGAAATACTACAATGTATAACTTACTTGAAAAAGAAGAATCTTATAAGTATTTTCCTCTTCCATATAAAATGAAAGATGATCAATTATCTGATGTTTCATTTGCTACTCCAGGGAAAATAACTTCTGTTGGAATTGTTACAGGTGGAACCAATTATAAAGTAAATGATTCTATTCTTTTCGATAATACTGGTACTAGTGGATTTGGTGCTGATATAAAGGTATCTAAAGTTGGTGGCAAGGATGTTACTTCTATTAGTTGTGCAACTACATCAATAAATGATCTAGAAGTAGTATCTACAAATAAGTCTGGAGAATATGCTTTTTATTCTTCTTCACCACATAACTATTTGAATGCTGAATTAGTTTCTATTTCTGGAATAAGTACATCTGCTACACAACTTTCTGGTGAT